CAGGATATGCTAGTTGGTAATCTGAAAGACATGCAATGCCTAACACATAATCATACGATGCGTAATTAAGCAACGGGTTTGGTAACGGAAACTTTGGTGCTTTCGCTTTTCCAAGGAAAGACCCTACCGCACTAAATGCACCAGTAACGCCGTCTTTTACCGCAGACAGTGCGGCAGCTGGGCCTGAAAAATCTAACCCAGATGATGATGAACCGGATGAGGTGGTTGCGCCTTCGTCAGCCATTATATTCCTAATGCAGCCGTGAGACTGCTGTTTTTACAAATGTAAATTTGTGTACCTGGTACAAAATCTAAAATTGGATCTTGTAATACGTCCAGGTTGCGTTGTGTGAAAACCCACCACAACGCAGATGTTCCATACAAATCAAATGCCAGCAAATCAGGTCGATAAGCATATTGTGGTTGAATTGTATATAAGAAGTCATCAGCCTCAGCACTCACTGGTCTGATTGTTAAAATGTCCAAATGGTTACCAGTAAACGATGTGTTATACCACGGACTTGTGTTTGAGTATACTGCCATTTTATAGATATCCGAAAGAGTTGTTTAAGTAACCACCGCCAACAAAACGATCCAAGCTGAATTTTTTGTTGCTATTTCTACTGTACATTGGTTGCAAGGTCACAGTAAAGGAGCTCTTTGTAGGAACGTGTGTAATACCACCACTTGTGGTTCCCCCAAGGCCCAACGATCCTGCCAACGATGCAACTTGTCCAATGCCGCCAGCAACACTGCTAACTACACTCATTGCACCGCTAACTGCTGACATATCAACACCCAGTGAGCTACCAAGCCCACCGGCTAATCCGCCAGCAGTATCTGCAAGTCCACCAACTGAGTCAGCCAAACCTTGGATCTCACCAGCAGCACTTCCAACTACTGGAACGCTAATATAATCACAATCATTTGGCATAGTAGTTGCAAAACTTGTCACAACCACAGGGATATTCTTAAACATGTAATTACCATACCCATTCAACTTAACAATTGGGGGTGGGTTACCAGCTTTTGGATCAAGACCTGAGAACATTTTTGTAAGACTTCGTAAATAATGCACTGCGGCAATCCAATATAATCCCTGTGAAGCATCTTCAACGTTCATTGGGGCAGTAATTGTAATTGTACCCGGATCACTATTCCTAAATGCATAAAAGTTATAGTTGCTATGAATAACGTCAATCGGGTTATATTTTGCACTACTGGTTACAGCAATTGTTGGAGTATATGGGAATATCAAACCACCAGCGTCTTTTAATGGTGATAAAACTGGGCTCTTTCTAAAAGAGGGCCATGTTGGGAGACTTAATCTGACACGCCAATCATTAGCATTTGCATCACCCCCAAAAGAGGCAACAGCACTAACGATGTCACCAATAGCTTCACCAGCCGCTGGTAAATCAACGCTTCGAATTGCGCCCATAACTCCATCAGCTGCATACCCTTCTTTCAAGGCAGCACCTAAGTTACCAGCAATGTTAACCGCTGATGCGCCTGCCCCAATCATGTTTTGTGAGGCTGATAGATTCGAAATAACGCTTTGCCCAACGATTGCCATAATAATATCCTCTTTCGGTATATTATTTATTTGACAGAATAAAGTGTATACTTTATAATACTAGAACTATAGGAACGGATAATGACTGTAAAAGTTAATTACTTAAACAACAAGGACATGTTAGCGGAGATTCACAAATCAAAGAGTTCATATTGCAGCTTTACAAAGCCAGAATATCATCAATATGACATAATTCTCCCAAGTCTAGATAAAATAAACATTAGAACAATAGCAGAAGCTAAAAGAAATCAAGCAAAACGCCTAGGTGACGCTGAGTACGCTAGGCGCAAAGCTGCGGGTGAAAAGGTTAAGCAAGCAGATTGCGAAGTCGATTACAAGAAAATTGCAAAAAGCGACCTCGTCTTTAGAATTATGACTTACGATCATATTCCACTAAACACTACTCGTAAAAAGAACCCAAAAAGCGCAGCTGATCATCGCGACAAAGTAAATTTCCCACCATTCCAGCACTGGAAATTTAATGATGATGACATCGTCGAGTGTGTTGGAAAAAGCCATTGGAAAGGTGACTTGGAAAAGGGTGCATTTGATAAAGACGCCGGCCAAATCACAAACACTCTAGCAAGAATGATGATTAAATTGTGTGAGCGTTACGCTACTCGAGGCAACGTTCGTGGCTACACATACAATGACGAAATGCGTGGGCAAGCTATTTTACAGCTAACCCAAATTGGACTACAATTCGATGAATCAAAGAGCGACAACCCTTTTGCTTATTTTACTGCTGCTGTTACAAATAGTTTCGTGCGTATCATCAACATTGAAAAGCGAAACCAAAACATCCGAGATGATATTCTTGAGATGAACGGAATGAACCCATCTTATTCTCGCACTGGCGCAGGTGAACATGAAGCTGCTATGAAGAGGGCTGGAGAATCTGAATGAGGATCGACTTATTCGATCCAAGGGTTGGTAAGGCACTTATGCACATTAAGGAGTCTCACAAGACTTCTAGTGCCAAAGAACTTGAAGAAGTCTTTAAAAGAGTTTACCATTGTGAGATTGTGTCTACCGACCCAGTAGGACACACCGCTGGATATATGGAAATATCCGAGGACAAGTATCAAACTTGGTTCTTAGTCCAGTTTGGGGGAGATAATGATGAGTAATTTATTTAAAAAAGTGGCATGTTTCACAGACATCCACTTTGGATTAAAAAGCAATAGCAATACACACAACCAAGATTGTTTAGACTTTGTTGATTGGTACATTGCAAAGGCAAAGGAGGAAGGCTGTGACACAGGAATTTTTCTCGGTGATTGGCACCATAATCGTAATAGTCTCAATATCACTACTATGGACTATAGTCTTAGGGCCTTGGAAAAGCTCGGTCAGGCGTTCGATAAATTTTATTTCTTCCCTGGCAATCATGATTTATATTACAAAGACAAACGAGACATTCACAGTGTTGAGTTTGGGAAGTATATTCCTGGTATTACTGTTGTACATCATCCAATTACAGAAGGAAATGTTACACTTTGCCCATGGCTTGTCGGAGACGAGTGGAAGCAAATCGGAAAGAAAAAAGCAGACTACATCTTCGGACACTTTGAGCTACCACACTTCTATATGAACGCAATGGTGCAAATGCCTGACCATGGCGAGATCCAACTCCATGCTTTTGACAGTTATCAGTTGGGCTTTAGTGGACACTTCCACAAACGCCAAAGTAAAGGCAACATGCACTACATTGGTAATGCCTTTCCACACAACTACGCAGATGCGTGGGACGATGCTCGTGGTATGATGATCTTAGAGTGGGGCGGTGAGCCAGAATATTTTGCATGGCCAGATCAGCCAACATTTAGAACAGTTAAACTAAGTGAGTTAATTGATGATGCTGATAACATTATCAAACCCAAACAACACCTACGTGTAACTTTGGACATTGACATTACTTACGAAGAAGCGAGCTTTATTAAAGAAAGCTTCATGGCAAACTACGATATCAGAGAATTGACGTTGATCACAGAACGTAAAGATATCGAGATCAACACTGATGTTGATATTCAAACATTTGAGTCAGTTGACCAAATTGTTGCTAGCCAAATTGTGAGCATAGACTCAGATGCGTATGACAAAAATACGCTCTTGGAGATTTACAATAATCTATGATTAAAATTAAAGAACTAACAGTTAAAAACTTCATGAGTGTGGGTAACCAAACTCAAGCAGTTGACTTTTGCAAGGAACATTTAACACTTGTGCTAGGTGAGAACTTAGACCAAGGTGGTGATGATTCCGGATCACGCAATGGTACAGGTAAGACTACAATCGTTAATGCGCTAAGTTTTGCATTATTCGGTAATGCGCTCACTAATATCAAGAAAGACAATTTGATTAATAAAATCAATAACAAGAATATGCTTGTTACATTGTCATTTGAGAAGGATGGAACACAGTACAGGATTGAGCGTGGTCGCAAACCCACGTTAATTAAGTTCTACGTTAACGATATTGAGCAAGAAGAAGAGACTGACGAAGCACAGGGCGACAGCCGTGAAACCCAAAAGGACATTGACGAGCTTTTGGGCATGTCGCACGACATGTTTAAGCATATTATTGCATTAAACACTTATACTGAACCGTTCCTAAGTATGCGAACTGGTGATCAGCGCATTATCATCGAGCAGCTTCTAGGCGTCACCCTGCTATCAGACAAAGCCGACACGCTAAAGGAACTCATTAAGAGTACCAAGGACGCCATTACACAAGAATCAGCTAATATCGAGGCTACGAAGCGTTCCAACGACAAGATTCAACAAAGCATTGATGCATTGATTGTAAGACAAAATGCTTGGAACAGCCAACGAAACACAGATCTTGAGAAAATTGCACTCGCAATTGTTGAGTTAGAGAGTGTTAATATTGATAACGAGCTAGCATTACACGCTGAACTTAAAGAATATGACAGCAGAAAAGCACGTTCTACTAGCTTGAACAAGGAAAGAGCAACCTTAGAAAGTGCTATTTCACAAGCAGATCGCAGCCAAAAGAAGTATTTGGCTGAATTAGAACTACTAGGAAACAAGCAATGTCACGCATGTGAGCAAGCACTTCACGACCACAAACATGAAGAAATGACTAAAAAAGCTCGTGAAAACCTAGAAGAAGCACAGCGTTATGCTACTAAGTTACTCAACGATTTAAACAAAGTTCTGCACGAAATTGATGAAATCGGGGAGATTCTACAGCGTCCTAACACGTATTATGACACTGTCGAAGAGGCATTTAAGCATCAAAATAACGTAAAATCACTGGAAAAACAGTTGGAAACCCGTGCAGTAGAGATAGACCCTTATCAAGAACAAATTGATGATCTACGCAATGCTGCGTTGCAAGAAATTGATTGGACTCCAGTAAACGAGCTTACAACATATAAAGAGCATCAGGAATTCCTGCTCAAATTATTAACAAGTAAAGATTCATTCATACGCAAAAAGATTATAGATCAAAACCTAGCGTACCTAAACAATAGGCTTACATACTACTTGGACAAGTTGGGCTTACCGCACACTGTTACATTCCTAAACGACTTAAATGTGGAAATTACACAATTAGGTCAGGACTTAGACTTTGACAACTTATCCCGCGGTGAACGCACTCGCTTAATTTTGAGCTTGAGTCTAGCATTCCGTGATGTTTGGGAAAGTTTGTATCAGCAGGTAAGTTTATTATTTGTTGACGAACTAATTGATAATGGACTCGATGCAAGCGGCGTTGAAGGTGCGCTAGCAACATTGAAGAAAATTAGTCGTGAACGTAAGAAGAATGTATTCTTAATTTCACACAAGGACGAGTTGGTTGGGCGTGTAAACAATGTTCTCAAAGTTATTAAAGAGAACGGGTTTACAAGCTATGCTACTGACTTGGAAATTAGTGACGATAAAGAAAATGCTTAAAGAATGGACTATTGGGCAAGTTTACGAGTTGTGCAGACGCATACGCGATGCAACTCGTAGACACGATTACAACCAACATGCTCAATGGCTTTGCAAGCAGGATCTATATCGTGTAAAATGGGCGGCTGAACAAGCAATCGCCCAGTGCGAAAAATTTGAAGGTGAAGACGAGTTCATTAAGAGCTACGAACACAAACAGTTATTAGAGGCTATCAAAGGTGGTGATGCGAAAGGATGAGGAGATGCATGAAAAACTCATGCAACTTTTCAGAGCATATTTTAAGGCAAATCAAGACTGGGTTAATAAAGGCACCAGGCGGGCAGGCATGGACACAAGAACGATTTTAAACGAAATCAAGCAACTGTGTATATCACGCCGCAAGCATATAATGGATTGGCGCTACGAACTAGACGCTGAGAAATTTGAAAGAAAGAAAAACCAAAAAGGCAAGGGCAAGGCGAACGATCAGACTAACTAGTGGATGTCGTGGACTTATCAGAACGAGATCATTGAAGAATTACCAGAAGATTGTGTAGGCTTCGTTTATCTCATCACTAACATCCAAACTGGTCGAAAATACATAGGCAAGAAGTTAGCCAAATTCAGCAAAACTACCTACAAAGTAGTTAAGTTAAAAAACGGCACTAAGAAGAAGAAAAAAATTCGAGGCAAGATTGATTCGGATTGGCGTGAGTATTATGGCTCTAGCCCAGCTCTTAGTAAAGATATTGAATCATTAGGCACAGACAACTTCACCAGGGAAATCTTATATTACTGCAAATCTAAGGCAGAATGCTCATACGTAGAGGCAAGAGAACAATTTGCTCGCAAAGTACTTGAATCAGACGATTATTACAATGGTCATATTCAGGTCAGAGTACACGGCTCCCACATTTTAAAATCTTAAGGCTCATTATCAGTAAATGGCTACCACCGGCTTAAATCGGGTGGCGAACAGAAGAAACCTGGTCCACGGGACGCAGGGAACCGAAGACTCTTCGCTGAAAAGAGCACTCAATCAGTATCCTTAACAGGACCACGATCGCGAAACTACACATCCTGCGGTTTGATTGTTTGAATAGATTTTAAAGGGAAAAAGAGTGGGTAACACCCACACGTTTACATATACGTTAGTGTGTATATGTAAGCCGCCGTCATATAAAGACGCTGCTCGAGGTACCGGATGACCGCCTCTGCAATGCAGTAACACTAAGTGATATGTTCAACTCGGATAATGTCAGAAATCTTTGCCCGTTCTTCGGGCAAAGAGTGATTAGCTAATCTGGATAATATCCTAAACACTTCGTGTCATCACTTCCATCATGTTTAAGAAATAAAATGTGTTGAACGAAGTGAAACACAGGTTAACGCAGTTAACCTTTTAAATCAATGGCATTTTAGCTTCAACTGAAGTTTTAATGTTATCGTTGATTACTTCGTAAATCATCTCACGATCATGAAATGAGTACGAGTGAAGTAAATCATCAACTGTAACACCACCACGCATGTACCAGCTAATTTTGAATAGCTCTTGTTTAAAACCACGAATTTGTTTTTCAAGCCTAACTAGTCGCTCTTCTATCTTATCAGCGGGTAATCCAATTAGGCTTGTACGAAAAAATTAGATTCGTCCAAGTCAACAGACAGAGCTACTTCAGTTCCACATGCATCGCATTTAACTGGGAATCTGGGAATTTCCCAAGTTTTGTTATTCATCAAGTTTTGCTTCTTAATGGCATCGAATACGGCTTTGTCACAATTCTCTAACCACTCATTGATATACTTGCGTTCAGTAACTACTTGATTTCCCATCTCAACACTTTCAATGGCTTGCTTAAAAATCTCTGTTTGAGTATCAGCAAGTTCTTTAAACAACTCATTGATAATTGGTTGTCGTTCTACTTCTTCGAGAACTTCTGCTTGAGCCATACGTTGTTGTAATTGGAAGTTCTTTAGATTAAATTCAGTGCTTTGCTTATATGTAAGTGGTTGCAATTTAATAGTTATTTCACCAACATCAACTGAGTTATTGTATACACACTTCATGTAATGCTCGATAACCTTGTTTAAATCAACTTCGTACTCGTTTTCAGCACCACAAGAGCAAGTATGCTCAATAGTCATTTCATTGCCAAAGGTTGCAATTCTAATAGCAGTTAGGACCATCATTATGTCGATTACAGAAACTTCCCATGGATCTTTAATAACTGGGCAACAGCTTTGCATTACTGCAACAGTGCTTTCCCCACTCAACAGGGCGTCTGGAGTTTTAAGAATAATCTCATCCATTCCGGTCATGCCGTAAATTGGCATGTGACTTACGTCACCAGAGAACGTACCTGGTTTACTGTACAGTCCGCCAGATGGTAATTTGATATAAACTTTTGGTTGTCTAAAATACTTTTGTAATGGATTCATTATCTACTCCGAGCAATATATGGTATTTATATACGCACTTTTTGTGGGTTTATTTTATAGTCAACTAAAACGAATAAATACTCCTATGAAAGTCAACGAAATTATATGCGAGGTTTGGTACAATCCACTTACATGGGGCAAATCAGCCGCTGCGAGTGATCCTGCTGCTACTGCAAAAGCTGCAAAGGATGCTCTTGCTGCATATAAAAAAGTTCCCGGTGCAGACGCTGAATTAATCAAAGTATACCAGAGTATTGTAAATGATGGCAATGCTGCTGCCCGCGCTGCTGCACAAACATCCTTGCTACAAAAGATTGGTAACTGGTCTTGGGTTTTGCGTGTCCTTGGTTCATTAGCTATTTGTGTGGAATTATACTATAACTTAGACCAAGCTGAAAAGCATTACATGACTGGAAAAACAAATCCAGAACAATTTGAAAAAGCAAGAAAAGCATTCATTGGTCTTTGGACTGTGCAGTTCTTTACTCCATGGTTTATCCACATGATTGCCAACTCAAGACTTGTACTTTTGCTTGCTAGAGTAGTGCTCAGTGTGTTGACATTGGGTTCCGGTGTTCTTACTGGACCAGCTGCTATTGCAGGTTTAGTTGTTGAGCAAGCTGTGTTCACTGCATTGCAAGCATTTATGATGACTAAGACTTTTGAAAATTGGATGGCAACTAACTTTTTCGGAGCATTAGTTGCTGTTGGTACAGTCCCAGATGAAAGCTGGAACTTGTTACGCAAGTACTTGAGTGAAATCCCAGTAATTAACACTTTTATGCAAAATAAGGGCGACACTTACTACGATAGTGAGAAGAAAATCAAGCAGCAGAAAAATCCTGCGGCCGCAGCAAAAGACAAGCAAGCTGATTTACAAAATGCATTATCTGTGGCAAGTAGTGCAAAGAATTCTGTAGTAATTAACGGCATTGACGTTACTGACGCACAGGGTTATTTGAACGATTATGCATATATGGATCCTAAAGTACAATACGCAATTAAGTACACCCCTAACGATCCAAACGTTAAGAAACTAGCTTCTATCCCACGAAAGCCTGGTTCCATCTACTAAAAGCCATTTCGAATTACCATAAATACAGTACATCTACTGGATTACTATGGCTGACTTAACAAAAGAAGACTTAAAAGAAGCGTTTGCTGCTGCACTCAAAGAGAGTGGGGGTGGCTATTCGAATAAGGCAAGCTCAAGTGCTGGCGGAGACGGCGGCTTAGGGAATTTCGGAAAAAACGTTTCGGAAGTAACTAACAAATTCAATCCCTTAACTGCGGCTATTGACTCTACTTCTGCGGTTTATAGAACAACTGCATCAGTTTATAGAGATATTGAAAGTGTAATCAAACCCAACTTAGAGACTTGGCGTAATTTGAGCAGCACAGGTTCAGCATTTGGTGGAGACATTGTATCAATGTCAGCTGCTGCCAAAGGTGCCCGTTTAGATTTAAATGAGTTCAGTAGTTTAGTTGAAAAGAACGCAGGCAAGTTTAATGGACTAACAACATCCGTTGGCAAAGGCGCAGACTCATTTGCGCTTCTTAGCAAGGAAATGTTTGATAGTAACGTAACTGGGTCATTAAAAGAACTCGGTTACACAAACAAAGATTTAAATGATGTATTAGCATTAACTGTTTCAAATTATGCAACAATGGATGCTAACGACCAACAGTCAAGAGCGCAAGCAATTGCATCTGCTACTGCATTAGCAACCGAAATGGATGCAATGGCTAAGTTAACTGGTGTTAGCCGTAAAGCTCAAATGGAACAAATGAAGGAAGCACAAGCTGACATGCAGGTGGAAGCTAAACTTCGTTTGTTAACAATGGGCAAATCTGAAGAAGAGCAGAAAAAAATCCGTGATGAATATTTGAAGAACTACGAAGCTGCAAAGTTGCGTGGTGATGAACAAGTGTTTAAGGAAGTATTTGCTACTGGTACAGTACAAAGCGAAAAAGCAGCAACACAAATGGCTGTGTTGGGTGAGCAATCAAGAGCAACATACGCACAAGCACAAGCTGCTAGAAACGGTGATTATGCTCAGGCTGCTGAGATGAATGCAAAAGCACAAGCTGGTATGATGGAAAACCAGAACAACGTTCAGAAGTTAACGATTGCCTCAATGAGTTCAACCAACGTTGCAAGTAAGGCAATGCAACAGTCGATGACTGATAATACCAACGTGTACAAAACTGAGCAAGCCCTTTACTTGAAAATGGAAAAGGAAGGTAGATTTGCAGGGGTTAAGGATGAAGCTGAGAAACGCAGACTTGTACATGAAGAAGCACTAAAGCAAGCGAAAGCACCAGTTACTGCACCAGGTGCGGAAAGTACTAAAGCTCTAGTAAACTTGGAGTCAAGATCAAATGACGTGGGTGCAGCGTTTTCGAATCATGTTATTAAACCAATTAACGAACATGTTGGACCATCTCTTAAGAGATTTAATGATGGATTACTTGGTGGTAAAGTAATAACCAAAACTGGTGAAAAAATGACAACATCAGATGCGGCTAGTGCTGCATTAAAAGCTGGTGTACAATCTGGTTTAAGTCCTACACCAGTTACTGGTGGTATAAATGAAGCAGCAATGCGCCAACCAACTGGCCCTTCATTCTTTGGATCTGATGCTCTTAAAGGACTTGGGGAAGTTGGAGGGGTTGCTGCCCGCGGTCTCACTTCTGGATTAAATGCGTTACCAACTGGTGGCGCACCCGCAGCCACTGGGGCTGCTCCTGCCACAACAACTACTCTAGACGACATTAAGTCGCAATTGGAAAAGTTAAATACCACTATGACTAATATGCTAAATCACACTGAAAACATCAGTGATGCAAGCGATAAGCAAGTTAGAGCTACAAAGAGTTTATCAAACAATAGGTTTGCTAATTAAGGATAATACATGAGTTGGAAGAAACATTTCACACCAGTCGATACTAGCGGAAGTTTAGGACCAGTTTCTGGCCTAAACCAAGCGTCACGACCAGGTCCTGCACAAACGAATTATAGCAGCTTCCTGCCTGATGTCTATACTGGTAGTCCAAACCGTGTTGAGCGTTATGCACAGTATGAAGTAATGGATAGTGATCCAGAAGTTAACGCAGCATTGGATATTTTAGCAGAGTTCTGTACACAAAAATTAAAAGACAACAAGAGCCCATTTGCAGTTAAATGGCGCAACAAAGCAACTAACTCAGAAATACGTATTCTTGGTGAGTACTTGCAACAATGGTGCAAATTACAAAATTTTGATACACGTATTTTCCGTATTGTACGCAACGTATACAAGTATGGAGATGCATTCTTCATTCGTGATCCTGAAAATTCAAAATGGACTTGGATTGATAGCAGCAAAATTACCAAAGTTATCGTAAACGAGAGCGAAGGTAAGAAGCCTGAACAATACATTGTTAAAGACTTAGCACCAAACTTTGAACATCTAGTAGCTACACAAATTACACAAAATATTAACCCACGTAACAGCGGTGGAAGTTCTATTACTACTGCTAGTTTTACTGGCGGTGGCGGCGTTGGCCAATTTGGTAGTCCAAACGTTGGCAGTGGTTCAAAGTTTGGTTTACAAGAGAAAGAAAGCGCAATTGATGCAGAACATATTGTGCATATTAGTTTGTCAGAGGGCTTGGATAACAATTACCCATTTGGTAATAGCTTGTTAGAAAACGTTTTTAAAACATACAAACAAAAAGAATTATTAGAAGATGCTATTCTAATCTATCGTATTCAACGTGCGCCAGAGCGCCGTGTATTCCACATCGACGTAGGTAATATGCCAAGCCACTTGGCCATGGCATTCGTTGAACGTGTTAAGAATGAAATTCACCAACGCCGTATTCCTAGTCAAACTGGGGGCGGACAGAACGTTATTGACAGTGCGTATAACCCACTATCAATCAATGAAGATTATTTCTTCCCTAAGACAGCAGATGGTAAAGGCTCTGACGTCACTATGCTTGAGGGTGGTAAGAACATTGGTGAAATTGATGACTTAAAGTATTTTACAAACAAACTATTCCGTGGTTTGCGTATTCCAAGTAGTTACTTGCCAACAGGTTCTGACGATAGTCAATCAAACTTTAACGATGGCCGAGTAGGTACTGCATATATCCAAGAATTGCGCTTTAACAAGTATTGTGAGCGTTTACAAGCATTGATGACATCAGTGTTTGATGAAGAATTCAAGATGTACATGAATAGCAAGGGCTTGAATATTGATAGCAACTTGTTTGAATTGGCATTTAACCCACCAATGAACTTTGCAAGTAGCCGTCAAGCTACTATTGATGCTGAACGTATTAACACATTTAATACAATTCAAGCAGTTCCATTTGTGTCTAAGCGTTTTGCATTAAAGCGTTTCTTAGGTTTAACAGACGAAGAAGTTGCAGAAAACGAACGTTATTGGGCAGAAGAGAACGGTGAAGGCGAGCCATCACATACTGATGCTGCTGGTGAATTGCGTGGCGCTGGTTTAAGTGCTGCTGGTATTGAAGGTGATTTAGGTGCAGCAGATGATTTATCAGCACCAGATGATATTGCTGGCGATATGGGAGCAGAAGGTGGTGCAGGGCAAACACCTAATGTTGCAGCACCTGCAGCCCCTGCTCCGGCACCAATTGCATAAATATTATTATGATACTTAGAGAATTGTTTTACATTGATGCAGATACACGTCATGTGGCAAATGACTTACGTTATACGCCAAAACGTGATAACTCTGTTATGAGCAGATCTGACACTCGCAAGACTAGACTCACGTTACGACAAATTAATGAACTTCGCAAGAGTAGTGAAGCTCATATCTTAGAACAGGAAACCGAACTAAGTTTTATTCATAAAATGTATGCTGCACCACCTGCAGCACCACAATAATCACAAAAAATAGTCAAAACAGGGCATTTTTGTGCCATATGAGCACAAAAATTATACATCTGAGTAAATATAATACAGCCTTGTAATAATACAATCACAGGAGAACAAACATGACTGACCGCGCTCAATTTGAAGCAATGTTAAATGCCTTGATCAACGAAGATCAGGATGCAGCTAAAGAGATTTTCCACAATATCGTGGTAGCAAAATCTCGTGAAATTTACGAAGAATTATTAGAATCTGATTTCTCTGAAGCACAAGAAGAAGAGGAAGAAGAGAGTTTTGAACCTAAGGCACCAAAAGACACTGGTAATCCTTATGACTCTGAAGAAGAGGAAGAAGGTGAAGAGGAAGAAGAAGGTGAAGAAGAAGAAGGTTCTGATGACGAAGAAGGTGCTGACGATGAATTCGGCGCTGACGACGAAGAAGGTGAAGACGACGGTGAAGAAGATCCGTTCGGCGGCGAAGAAGAAGGTGAAGAAGACGGTGCTATCGAAGATCGCGTAATGGATCTAGAAGACGCTTTGGAAGACCTAAAAGCAGAATTTGAACAATTGTTGTCACAAGAAGAAGAAGAAGGTGGCCACGATATGGACGCTATCCATGCAGCTGGTGATGAATTCGGCGGTGATGAGATGGGCGGCGACGCAGAAATGGACGAATTTGCTGGTTTGATGGAATACACAATCAAGGTTCCAACAGCTAAGATGGGTGACAATGGTCAAAACACCAAGTCAATCGTTGCTGGCAAGAACGACATGGGTGGTACAACTGCTAACATCGCTAAGTCATTCTCAACAGAGAAGGGCGGCACACAAGGTGGTTTACTAAATCCTTCTACTAAAGAAGAAAACTTTGGTAACGTGAACGTTCCAGGCGGTAAAGCTGGTAAGACAGGTTTTACAAAGCGTGAACCAGGACACGGTCCAGAGAAGAAAGGTGCAAGCGAGAAAGCTGATAACAAAAACAGCATGATCAACGGCGCACCAAAACGTGCAAAATAATACAGAGACTAACTAAATTATGTCTTTATACCTCCGAGAGAATCTCAGTTTCAACGAAGCCAAAATGGTCGTTGAATCTGATGACAAAGAAGGAAAAAACTTATACATGTCCGGGATTTGTATCCAGGGCGGTATAAGAAACGCTAACCAGCGTGTATATCCTGTTAATGAGATTGGCAAGGCTGTCAAAACCTTAAACGATCAGATTCAGAACGGCTATTCAGTTCTCGGAGAAGTGGATCATCCAGATGATCTAAAAATTAACCTGGACCGTGTGTCGCATATGATTGTTAATATGTGGATGGATGGTCCTAATGGTTACGGTAAACTGAAAATTTTACCAACCCCTATGGGACAACTAATCCGCACAATGCTGGAAAGCGGAGTTAAATTAGGTGTTTCGTCACGCGGATCCGGAAACGTCAAAGATGACGGTTCCGGTGAAGTTTCAGATTTTGAGATTATCACAGTAGATATGGTAGCTCAACCTAGTGCTCCAGGAGCATATCCTACACCAATTTATGAACACTTGATGAACAGTCGTGGTGGTTATAATGCCTTACGCATAGCGCAAGAGGTTAAGGGTGATCCTAAAGCACAAAAATATCTCAAAGAGAGCCTATTAGCAATAATTGGCAAACTCCAATAACAAGGAGAATCACATGTTGGATGCATTGAAAACGTTATTTGAAAACAATGTGGTTTCTGAAGAGATCAAAGGCCAGATTGAAGAAGCTTGGGAAGCTCGTGTAAACGAGAATAAAGAACAAGTTGCTCTTCAATTACGCGAAGAGTTCGCACAGAAATATGAACACGACAAGAGCACAATGGTTGAAGCCGTTGATCGTATGATCAGCGAGCAACTAGCTGCTGAACTTGTTGAGTTTGCAGACGATCGTAAGCAATTGGACGAGATGAAAGTCAAGTACGCTAAGGCTATGAAGCAAAACGCATTTGTAATGAAGGAATTCGTTACTCGTCGTTTAGCAGCAGAAGTTAAAGAGTTGCATGAAGATCAAGTTGCTATGGCAACTAAGTTTGGTGCATTAGAACAATTCGTTGTTGAGGCATTGGCTCAAGAAATTACAGAATTCTTCAAAGACAAGAAGGACTTAGCTGAAACTAAAGTTAAGTTGATCCGTGAAGGACGTCAAGAAATCAAGAAGGTAAAAGAAGCATTTGTACAACGTGCTGCTACTATGGTCGAAAGCGTAGTAACTCAGAACTTAAATTCTGAAATTACTGCACTTAAAGAAGACATTGAAGCCGCTCGCCGTGCAGACTTCGGCCGTAAGTTATTCGAAGCTTTTGCTTCTGAGTATCAGACAAGTTACCTAAATGAAAAATCGGAAACTGCAAAATTGCTCAAAGTTATAGACTTGAAAGATTTAGCTATTCAAGAAGCTGCTGAAGCTGTTGTAAAAGCTGAACAAATCCTAGAAAGCAAGCAATCAGAAATCCGTACTCTTAAAGAGAGTCAAACAAGAAAAGAAATCATGAGTGAGTTGCTAGCTCCCCTAAACAGTGAGCAAAAAGCAATCATGGGTGAATTAATGGAGAGTGTTAAAACAGAGAAACTTAACGAATCTTTCGATAAGTATCTTCCATCAGTAATTGGTGGCAAAGCTCCGCAGAAGAAACAGGCACTAGTAGAGGCTAAAGAAGTAACCGGAAATAAGACAATTTCCAACACCAACCGTAGCAGCGTAGGCGGCGATAGTAACATCGTAGACATTCGCAAGCTAGCTGGACTAAAATAAATTAGGAGAAATTTAAATGTCAGAACTACTAAACGGACGTTGGGCAGAGACTAAGGAAGCCCTATTAGAAGGCTTACAAGGCACTAAAAAATCAGTAATGGGCGTAACCCTAGAAAATACACGTAAGTATCTTCAA